TTACTTCCAACGGCCAATTGCAAACCAGTTTATCCCTTCTGTTGCATAAACATAGTATTCAGATCCATATGTAGCAACTGGAACCAAAACAAAATAAGTTGTATATTGCGTCTTAATCTTACATGACACAACTGAAATACTATCTACTGTACTATCATAAACTCCAACTATTGCTATGTATTTGTTATCATAAAAAGATGTGGGTAAATAGATACTCCTATTTCTGTATGAAGAAGCTAAATTCCCCCATTGAATCATCAAACCATCAGGCAGTTTATAATATCCATTCTGTCCGAGGTTCCTTGTAACAACATTGGAAAAATCTTTCAATGCTGCGTTGGTCCCGAGAGAACTTTGCCAAATAATTGTGGCAAAAATCAATACTATTTTTCTACTAAAACAATTCATAATCAAATTGATGTTATAATATTTTCTACTTCCATCTTCCTATTGCGATCCATCCGAATATCTCCCCAGCTTCAATTGTTGGACCTACCGAATAGACTTTGAAATAAGATATATTTTTCCCATTTATCATTTTTACTATCGAATTCATAACAGAAGAAATAGCAGTAGTTACTACAACATATGAGGTATTATAAAAACTAGTAGGAAAGTAAACTATTTGATTTACGCCATTTCCTCCAGTTCCCCACTGAATCAATAACCCATCCGGTAGCTTATAATATCCGTTCTGGGATAGGCTTTTTGTTGTTACATTGGAAAAATCTTTCAATGCGGCGTTCGTCCCGAGAGAACTTATGTAAAAAATGACCCGCAATAGATAAAATGAATACTATCTTTTTGAATAGATGAATCACTCTGTTCATTACACTTATGTATTTATATTTTATAATATAAATTCAAATCTAGTGATATGATAACTTTGCATAATGGTGATAAGGAAATAGAAATTGAAGTAAAGGATGAAAGCTACTCTTATGAAGCTATCATGGGAGAATATACACTCACTTTGTATTTTTCTCATCCTGGATACTTGGAAATACCGGTCGGCTCTTGGTGTGACTTCTATGGGAAGCGTTATTCTTTGAAGAGGGATAGCAATTTCAAGAAGAACGGTGAACGTAACTTCGAATATACTCTGATTCTGGAAACTGGGGAGGCTGATGCTATGCTGTGGAAAGTACGTCATACCGTTGACAGAAGTATTAAATTCTCATATACAGCCAAGCCACATGAACACCTACGTCTACTCGTTGAAAACCTGAACCGTCGGAGTACCGGTTGGAAAGTCGGTGATTGCATTGAAGGTACGGAAAAAGTAATCAACTACAATCACACCTATATTCTTGATGCTTTCAATCAACTTGCAGAACTATATGAAACAGAATGGCAGATCATTGAAGAAACGGTTGAAGGAAAACAAATTAAGACTATCCATCTGCGTAAAGTTGAGTATAACAAGGAGAACCCTTTGAAACTGTCGTATGGTAAAGGCCACGGTTTTAAGGTCGGTGTTGGTCGCGAATCCGGGGAGATACCACCCGAAATAATTTTGGTAGAAACTACAGATCGCAATATTGATTATTCTACATACGGATCTAAGTACCTGTTACTTCCAAAGAATAAGACTATCCGATTTGATGGAATCAAATTTGAGAATGAAGAGGGCTTCGATTCTACTAAGGCGCGTATCTATAAGACCGATGCGGATGGAACTTGTGTCATGCGTGCCGATAAAGAACTTACAACAGCAAAGGAAGATAGTCTGGACTGTACAGCTATTTATCCTTCCCGTGTCGGTACTGTCAGTGCTGTTATTGAAGTGAACAAGAAGAATAACTTCTTTGACTTTGTAGATAAAGACATCCCGGAAGAGTTGAATTTCGAAGATTGTCTCATAGCTGGAGAAAGTATGACTGTCATTTTCCAAACCGGCATGCTTACAGGCAAGGAGTTCGAAGTAAAGTATATCCATGAAGCGAAAGACAAGAAAGAGGCACGTCGATTTGAAATTGTTCCGCAAGAAATCGATGGGATAACAATGCCGGAACCGGAAGTCTGGCGCCCGAAGGTTGGTGATACATACGCAGTGTTCGGAATGCAATTGCCGAAGGCTTATATCTGTAATGACAGCACACAAACAGGTGCGAGCTGGGAAGCTTTCAAGGAAGCAGCAAAATACCTGTATGAACATGAAGATAAAGCATTCATATTTACCGGGACATTGGACGGCATTTGGGCTAAAAAACGCTGGTTGGAGATAGGCGGTAAAATAGTACTCGGAGGGTATGTTGATTTCTATGATACGCAATTTCATCCGGAAGGTTCTCTTATTCGCATGATCGGAATCAAGCGCTATATTAATAATCCATATTCTCCGGAAATAGAGTTGTCAAACGAACCAGTCAGTACATCTGTTTCAAGTGATCTGAATAAGATTGAGACGAACAAAGTAGAGGTAGATATCAAGCATAAGGACGCCCTGCAGTTTACTAAGCGTCGGTTCCGGGATGCAAAGGAAACGATGTCCATGCTTGAAGATGCACTGCTGAACTTCTCCGGCTCTGTCAATCCAATAACCGTTTCAACCATGCAACTGCTTGTAGGTGATGAAAGCCTGCAATTCCGTTTTGTCAATTCAAAAACGAATCCAGTTCAGGTATCTCACAATATTACTTATAATGCCAGCACAAGAATACTGAACGCTCCGGCAGGAATCCTTCAGCATTTAACACTCGGCATTAATTCTCTTTCTTCTTCTCATAAGGCAGACGAATATAAGTACTGGGATATGGCTGAATACAATTCTCCGGCACTCATTGACCCCGAAAAGAAGTATTATCTATATGCTAAAGTTGGCAAGGAAAATCAAGCCGGAACATTCCTCTTGAGTGAAACAGCTATTAAAATGGAACAGATAGCTGGATATTATCATTTGCTCACCGGAGTGCTTAACAGCGAGTATGAAGGTAGTAGAAGTTTTGTTCAGTTATACGGATTTACTGAAATTCTGCCGGGCCGCGTAACAACAGAAAGAATCCTTTCGCCGGACGGTGATACATATTTCGATCTGGTAAAAAGTGAGATAGGCGGTAACATTCAAATAAAAGCAGGTTCTTCCGGATTGGAAAATCTGTCTGAATGGGAAGCTGCTCATCAGGAAATAAAAGATGCAGCTAAAGCGGCCAAAGATGCTGCCGATTCAGTGGAAGGACTTCATAACTATGTAGATGGAGCCTTCGCTGACGGTCTTATAGACGAAGCAGAGGCAAGAGCTATTGAGAAGTATATCAATACTGTCAACAATACCAAACAGGCTATCGAAGCAACTTATAATAAACTCTACACGAATGTTTATTTATCCGGCTCTGCAAAAGTTGGTTTGCTCAATGCTAAGGTTACATTGATGGGAAGTATTGAGAACCTTATAAATGCTATCAATACAGCCATCGCTGACGGACAGACCACTGTAGAGGAAAAAAGAGATGTAGATAATAAGTTTACTCTGTTTAATTCAGCCTTAGCAACTTTCAATACAGCTGTTGAAGAAGCAAATAAGGCAATACAGGATAAACTAAAGGAATATTCCGACGAGGCACTGAAACAAGCGATACAAGCTTTAGAGGATGCAGCGAACGCTGCTAAGGCTGCGCAGGACGCTGCCGATTCAGTCGATGGCTTACATGATTATGTGGATGGCGCATTTGCGGACGGTATCATTGACGGGGCGGAAGCGAAAGCCATTGAAAAATATCTGAATACAGTCAAAAATACGAAATCTGCCGTTGAAGCTACATATAATAAACTATATGTGAATACCTATCTGGAAGGTTCTGCAAAAACAGCCTTACTTAATGCCAAGGTTTCCTTATTTGGTGCTATTGATAATCTTATTGCTGCAATAAATACGGCTATTGCAGATGGACAAACGACTATTGAGGAAAAAAAGAATGTAGATGATAAGTTTACTCTATTCAACTCTGCTTTAGCTAGTTTTAATACAGCTGTTGAAGAAGCAAACAAAGCTATTCACGACAAACTGAAAAGCTATTCCGATGAGTGTACAGCCGATTTGAAAGTACTCAATACTCAAATCTCCGCACAAGTAACTCGAGTTGACAGCCTGACGCAGCGGATAGATACTGCAGGTTGGATTACTACAGCTGACGGTAATAAGATATATGCTTCTAAAGAACTGGAAAACGGCAATACGCTTATATCTTATATTAACCAGGCAGCAGGTGAAACGACGATTCATTCATCTAAAATTAATTTGGAAGGTGCTGTTACAATCACCGCACTGCATAGTGATCTGCAGACAATGATTAACTCCAAGATTGATCGAGACGGATTGGGTAAATTAGCATTTGAGGATGCAGTCGAATATGCAAAACTTGGTACTACAATTGTTGTAGGCGGGTATTTGAATACTGATTTGATAAAGGTTCGCAGGATAGATGCTGACTCCGGGTTCATAGGTGGTTTTACTATCGAAAATGGACGTCTCGTTTGGACGCGTTCAGGGTATTTTGGCGGAACATCTCGTAGTTTGAAATTAGGTTCTGGAACGGCAAAAGAAGGCGTTGTTAACGTTACTTTCAATGCAGAAACAGACGGACGTTTTGGGATCGCATCTATTGGTTCCAATTTTGGTGGAGCTTGTATTTATGCTTCCAGGAATCTAAATGCATCAGACAGAAGCTACCCACTGGCTAGTACAACATACGCCGGCTTTTTTGATGGAGGAGTTTATGTGAAAGGTTCTTTATCGAGTGAATTATGCCTTGCCGATAATTTTGGTTGTATTACAAGCCGGAATTCAGATGGAAGTATAAACTATTACCAAGGAATTGATTTTGATTTTGGTAGTAATATGAAGTTCAGAAAAGGACTATTAGTATCAATCGCTTAATATTAATGATTATGAAATTAAATTTAAACAAACCTTTAATAGATTTTAGAGGTAAGGAAGCCATTAAAATAGTCAATGGCAAGGAACAGAAGCAGTTTCTTCGTGATATGGTTTCGGAAGCGCTTTATGCTGCCGGTATGAATCCTCAATCAGGTATGGATATGGCAAAAAAACTACGTGCCTACAATATGCTCCAACAAATCATAAATAACCGAGGAATACTTGAGATTACAACAGAAGACGCTACTCTCTTAAAGGAGATTTGTGCAGATGTCTTTACGGCAGGTGCTTTCGGGCAAATTAATGAACTAATTGAAGGAGGAGGTAAAGAATGAATATTACATCAACTAACAGTACTGCCACAACTAAGGTTACGGACGCTATCAGGATTAAGTACAGAATGTCAACCCGTGGTACCGAAGCGGTGAAAGATATTACTGCCGAGATTGTCAAAGATGAAACGACTGTCGGCTTCTTCAATATTTCGCGAAATGGAGTAACTGGATTCTCGCTACATGAGGCTCATGGGCTAACCTTTGGCGAAGTGAAACAAGTATTTCAGACAGCTATTGATGATTGTAGCGAGGTATTAAAATGAAAGATACGATATGGGAGTAAATGAGTGGATAGCAGTACTGGGAGCAATAGGTGGTACTTCAACAATCACATGGCTTGTAACCTTTTGGGTAAATCGTAAAACAAATGCTCGCAAGGAAGATGCTACGGCTGATAGTATGGAAAATGAGAATGAACGTAAACAGGTTGATTGGTTGGAGAAACGTCTTGCCGAACGTGATGCAAAGATTGATGCAATCTATGTAGAACTCCGTCAGGAACAAGCTGAGAAGCTCCAACTCATCCACGATAAACATGAACTGGAACTTAAACTTAAAGAAGCCGAGATAAAGAAGTGTGATGTGCGTGGTTGTAGTAAACGTCAGCCGCCAAGTGATTATTAATTAAAATGGGAGGAAAAAAAATGAAAACTATTGATGCAATTATCATCCATTGTTCGGCCACGCGTGCCGGACAGGATTTACGAGCCAAAGATATTGACCGGATACACCGGGCTCGGGGATTCAATCAGATTGGTTATAATTTCATTGTTGGTCTTGACGGAATAGTTGAGAATGGGCGACCGTTAAGCATTGACGGAGCGCATTGTAATACCAAAGGATTTTCAAAGTCTTCGTATAATAAGCATAGTGTTGGCATCTGTTATATCGGAGGCTTGGACGCATCTGGAAAACCTGCAGATACACGTACTCCAGCTCAAAGGACAGCACTACGCGAATTGGTCGCAAAGCTTTGTAAGGAATATCCTATAATTGAAGTACTCGGACACCGTGATACTTCGCCGGATCTGGACGGCAGTGGTGAAGTAGAGCCGGCAGAATATATCAAGGCTTGTCCCTGCTTCGATGTCAGGAGTGAATTTTCTAATTTTCTTCGTAATACAGTGATCCGGCCATGAAAGCGCTAATCTATATAACCATATTCCTGATGTTGGGAATATGGTTTACCTCCTGCAAGACTTCCCGGAATATGGAAACTCAAAAGCAGGTAGACTATTCCGGTGAATTGAGTCGTATTCAAAGTATAATTGAATCACTATGGCTGGATGTGAATAAGCAGATAAAAATTACTACTGACAAATTGAGTGATTTGAAGATTGAGAATAAAACAGTTTACTTGTCTGCTCCAGATTCAACAGGGAAACAACATCCGATTAAAGAAAGTACTACTACTGCATCCAAGCAGGATCAGGAACGAACAGAAGTTGATGAAACATTGTCTATTACTTTACAGCAGTTCTCAAATCGACTTGATACTATAAGTAATAAGGTTAATGTTTTGCTAAATCAAAAAGAAATTGTCGTAGAACTATCATGGTGGGATTTACACAAAGATAAAATATATGTAATCATTATTTTTATTGCTATAGGGGTGCTTGTGTATATATACCTAAAATAAATATATTTTAGAAGTGGCTATTTTTTGTGTTTCTATGTTTATAAACATAGAAACTTATTTAACGTTGGCAGGTTGTTTTTTTATTTTTGCAAAAAATATTTATTTGAAAAGATATGGATACAAAATCATTTTTTGAAAAGTCTAAAAAACAGCTTAATATATTAAATAAAAAAGGTTGGTTAGCTAATATTTCATCATACAATAATGAATACATTTGTCCTTTGTGTTTGAACAAGTTCACTGCTGAACAAATGGATGAATTGTCACAAGAAGATGCACCACAAGACAAATTAGGAGGTAAAAGAATAGCCTTAACATGTAAAAAATGCAATAATACGTGTGGCTCATCTATGGACTGTTACTTGATAAATAGAATTGAAAACTATGAGAATTCTATTTTTATACCAGGAACAAAAAGGGACGTTAAAGTTAAAGTTGCTGATAAGACTTTTAATGGTCAATTAGAAGTCTGTAGTGATGGGCGAATGATAATGACTAATAGCTTTAAACAGAATAATCCTACTTTATTAAGTGAATATATGAAGCAACTAGCGGAAGATATGGCGCTGTCCATTGAGAATAAAAATAAAAAAGTAGATGATACACGCCTTTCTGTTGCGTTGTTGAAAAATGCATATATCATACTTTTTGCAAAATTCGGTTATACCTTTCTGATGGATGAACTTTATGATACTATAAGAGAGCAGATTGAAAAACCTGATTCAGAAGTTGTTCCTAAGCTATGGAAGATAACTACAGAACGAATGATTCCTGATGGTGTATATTTGATGTCTGATTGCGATGGTTTTTTAGTTTCTTACACCATTAAAAAGAATATTGAGTATTATGTTTTGGTAGCGATACCTTTCCCTAATGTTTCATTTGATGAAATAGTAGCTTATCTTACAACCATTGGACCGAATAAGCCTATGACGTTAAAAAAAATCACTAATAGAGATTATTGGCAAGATGAAAGTGCTATTGAATTATTAAGAAAAGAAATATTTCTAGAAAAAGGAGTATAGGTATTGACTGATGGTAACCAATGATACAGTAAAAGCTATCCCCCCAAAAGCTCCAATAGGAAGAGAGAAGTAATGGCAGAAGAAAATAAATATGCCCATGATTCCGTTCAGGAGTTATGAAATTTTTCATTAACTTAAATGAACCTCTAGTATGAATAGAATTATAATTATTGGCAACGGTTTTGATTTAGCTCACAATTTAAAGACTGGATATAAAGATTTTATAAATGATTATTGGGCTACTGTTGAAGAAGGGGTTTATGATCAATACTGGCGGATGTTAGACCAACAATATGGAGGGGACAAACACCCTCTTAATGACTATGAAGATCAGTTTATAAAAATTGGAAAAGAATATGATAAAACCGGAGTTAATAAAGTTTGTTCTTCTTATAAAGAAGATAGTCCTTTATGGAAATTGCATACACTAATTGATGAGCATAATAATGATCCTAGTTCAAATGTGACAGTTACTTTAACGTTCACAAATCATTTTTTTGAGCGTATATCTCATCAATGTTCTCTTGTGAATTGGGTAGATATAGAAAATGAATATTATAAGGCATTGAAAGAGCTACTTCAAGAAGAAAATTACCAAAAGCAAAACGAAAGTATCCATACGCTTAATAAAGAGTTTGATAGTGTAAAAAGATTGCTAGAAAAATATTTAACTAGGATTACTGAAAACACAGAACTGAAAAAACATCAATCTATACAAGATGCTTTTTCAAGTTATGTAGAATTTGAAGAAGTTGCCACTTGTAAGCAAACTGCATTTATTAACTCTTTTTTTTCTAATATGGATATACGTTTTGATTTTGACATTGACCGTCATGGAGATCTTTCATATAATGAATGCTTGACAAAGGATGAAGAACTGAGGTACTATATTGATAAGAAACTTAATAATGACAATTTTAAAAAAAAGAATCTTATACCAAACACCTTGATTCTAAATTTTAATTATACAAAAACGGCAGAAAAATTATATGTTAAAAATGAAAATGACAAGATTATTAATATTCATGGAGAGCTTAACAATGAAAATAATCCCATTATATTCGGATATGGTGATGAGCTAGATGATGATTATGAAAGAATAGAGAGATTACAGAATAATGATTTTCTAGAGAATATTAAATCTATAAGATACCATAAAACCAAAAATTATAGAAGTCTTTTGGAGTTTATTGCATTAGGGCCATATCAAGTCTTTATAATGGGGCATTCATGTGGAAACTCTGATCGGACATTATTAAATACTTTATTTGAGCATGACAATTGCCTATCTATTAAAGTCTTTTATCGACAGTACGAAAATAGGACAGATAATTATATCGATTTGATAAAAAATATATCTCGAAATTTTAATAATAAGCCTAATATGCGTGATATAGTTGTTAATCGAGAAAGTTGTTCTCCTTTGGTGCCTGTAAAAAAAGAGGTAGCCGAATAAGCTACCTCTTCAATTATAAATAGTCTTCTCCCAATCGTCTAACACGGTTACATCCCACCGCGGAAGATCCGGATTAATATAAGTTACTGACCTGCCATACACAGAGAAACTTTTTCCAATAAACTCGTCGATAGCTTCATCTTCCCCTTTTTGAAGACAGATATTCATAAAAACATGCATTTCATTCCAGTTTGTAGGCCCAATGAACAAAGATTCAATCAAGCGGCCTTTAACAGGTACACCGATAACTTGCTCTTTTATCCTATCAACTAAAGAAACTGCTTCTTCAAATGTCATACTTGTAATTTTAGAGCAAAGATATAAAAAAAACAGATGCCCTCTCCCCTATCATATAAAAGCTATTTCAATCTGTGGAATTTCAGTATTACATATTTCAATTCTATTAAGAAAGATATTTTTGTAATTCTTCGATTGCCTGTGATGCACTTCGAACTACCACATACTTATTACGGCATGATTCCGCTTGTTTTTGAAACTCCTTCTGTTCTTCTGACTGTTTCCCTACCTTCGTTTTAAACTCTATACAGAGAGAAGCAAAACCCTTTTTGGGAATAAGTACGATCACATCAGAAACACCAGGCTTTACTCCTTGACGTTTCAGGTTAGCAGCTTCACGTATATGACGGCTTCCACCGTTCGGAACGGCAAATATAAGTCTGTCAGGTATATTAGGGAAATATAGAGGAATAAGTTTAAAGAACTCTGTTTGTATTCGAGCTTCCTCGTTATTATGTACTTCTTTAGAGCGCGTAGGATTACGCTGATCTGCATAACAATTATAACACATAAAGTCGGTACCGGTTTTAATAACCGATACCGTTTCTTTTCCGCATAAAATGCACTTTTCTTTAGTCATTTTCGCAATAAGGTGTCTTAGATTCGATTCCATATTTTTGCAGTAACTGTTTACTAACATATATAACTTGTCTACAGGTTTTTTCAGAGAACATTCCGATATGTGTATATTCTTCTGGAAGTTCTAATACAGACGAGAGCCATGTATAAGCTTCTGTTCGCTTCATTAACTTGAATCGCCATATCTTATCGAAATATTCGTGTGCTTCATGTTTGAGCACTCGGAGCTGTTTGTTGGCTAATCTGCCTAAAGCCTGATCGGTTCCTTTATGTACACCAACATAAGCATTGCAGGTACGGCAGATATAAATCATACCGTAAGATTTGCCATATACAATGGAACTATCCATAAATTCTGTATCTTTTCCACAATACGGACAAATTTTGCCTTGTATAATAAGTTTATGTCTATTGGTGAGTTCGTTCATTTCTAATTAAAAACAAAGCAGAAGAGGTGCTGCATAGCAAGATAGCCTTTAAACTACCTCCCCGAAGGTTCGAACTTCTTGAGCAATTTCCGTGACTTACTGTACACATTCGGCTTTGTTTCATTTCTCTATTGTTTTACTTTAATTCTCTATACGCTTCATTTACATATTGTCTGAATCTCCCATGAAATTCGTCTGCCAAAGATTTCTTCATAAATCCACTAATATCAGCAGACCAATAATTACTTTTAATTTCTTTGTTTAATTTAGAAAGAAGTTCTTCCATGACCTTTCTGTTATGCTTCTGTCTTTTAGATGCTCTTTCTTTAAACCAAAATAAAATCTTCTTCATATCTTTCTTGTTATACGTTAAACTTCGGTATTGGCATCCAGTGGGTAATACTTTCATCGGTGACATAACCATTTGTTACAAACCATTTACTTTTGCAATATCCTTTTTTCTTTCGAAGCCACCCTATTGCATAGTGCTTAACAGAATCTCTATCATAAAGAAAAACTTCTTGCTCTGGTTCTGGCAACTTATCTTTTACACTTATCCAAGGAGATTGCTTTTTCTGCCACTCAACGCCAGACGCAAATACTTTACGCATATATGTTTCAATCACATGCGGCTGATTGATGCGATTTGCTAATTGAGCTACCAATGATTTAAAATTCATATTTATCTTGTTATTTGTCAATATATTGCCATTCATATACCACTCTATCATTTTCTTGTTCCCATTTATCGGGTCTGTCTTCATCCCAAAAATCTGCATAGTATATGGTCCTGGTGCAGGCTTGATAGCCTGGATGAATCATTTTGCGTAGAATATGGGAGTTTGGTTTTGGACGTTCATCTTTGAAATTACGCCACGGATTTTGTTTTGCATGCCATTCGGCACCAGCTTCAAAGGACCTGACAGATACTTTTCTTGCCATTGATGTTATAGCTACGCACTCTTGTTTCTGATAGGCGCTTTCTGCTTCTTCTTTATATGTGCCTTTGCTCCAATGGGAGCAAGCTGCTTGTTTTACTAATGATTGTTCCATTATGATATTCCTTTCTAAATTTGTTATGGGATAATTAATTCGGAATTATCATAGATATTACCAATCACGATAGTATCATCCATTTTTGTAAGATCAGATTGCCCGAAATAGAATAAATTTCGACCATTAGAAAGTTGAAAACGACAATTATCATATAGGATAATAGCTGTATATTCTTCTGGTTCAAAACCAAATGTAATAGTGTGAAGAATATCCCCTTCATAGATTTCTTTTCCGTTCTTGTCGAATAATCCAGTGAACTGACCTACGGTTTCGGGATAAACCTCATACATGCCGATGCTTTTCCCTATTTCGATATTATTTAAGGGTGGAATGACAGCATACCTGTCCTTTTCGATCTTAACGAGGGAGCCATACAGCCAGTCTTCGCCGTATATGCTTTTCCCTCTGAATTTTATTGTACGATTCATTTTATTCCTCCTATTCCTGTTTACTGCTAAAAATGCCATAAATGTTCCTTTCTTTATTGGCTTGAATTATAGTAGCCCGAAGGCTACTAGATTAAACATCTCCCCACAGTGTCTTTGCAAGTTCATATTTCTTTTGCAATTCATTCACTTCTTTCTTTGCATAAGTAAGAGCATAAGAATGACTACGCGGGCACTTTCCCGATTTAACGGCTTCGTGATATTTTTGAGCAACTTCAAGTTTATGCTCGTAGAAATCGATACTCTCCGGCATGGATAAATTGATTGTATTTGCACGTTGTTCCCAATATTTAGCTACCCTTTCGTGCTCGGCTGCTTTTTCGTCAAACTGAACACTTTTACCCATATTGTTCCACGCATCATCTATCGCTTTTCTGTGTCGCTTCTCGCTATGATGTCCCACTTTGATAGGTTCACTTAGAGAAAGAAAATCCTTATCTTTATTGGACTTGTTGTAGTATTCACTGCTTTTCTGTACAGCAGATGTAGCCCATTCATGACGACGTTCAGCCCTTTGTTTAGCCCACTCTTGCACATTAAAGCCATCAGCCCGTACGATCGAGTAATAATAGAATCCATCACGTTCGTAAATGAGGTTGAAAACAATGCATTCATTTTCTTTTCCATACTTGGTTGTAACCTCGATTACTTCTCCTTTTTCATGTTTTTCACTACATTTTGCAAGAAAAACATTTGGTACATATTTACTATACGTATTCATAGTGCCTATAATTATTGATTAAAAACTTCTTTGTGTACTTGGTTAATTGTTCCATTGATTATTAATGATCCTTTGGTAACACGAATCTTGTTACCTTTCTCTTGAACTTGATAGCCCGTTTTTTTTAACCGGTCTATTTTCTGTTGTGGCTCCATTTTAAAACCCCTCATCATCATAATCTGTATCAAATATTCGTGCAACCATATCGACGATATTTTCCTCAATGTCTTCCGTAGACCCGGTTACTGCATTAGCGATATTTTTCTTCTCTTGAATTATGCGATAAACTTTTTCATCAATAGTTCGCCGACCAAGAAAGTAGTAACAGGTAACAGAGTCCTTTTGCCCGATACGGTGTGCCCGGTCTTCGCACTGACAACAATCAGCGTATGTCCAAGGGAACTCAACAAAAGCGACATTGCTTGATGCAGTAAGCGTTAAGCCAACTCCAGCCGCTTTAATAGAGCAAATAATTATATCTGTCTTAGGATTATTCTGGAAGGCATCAACCGCTCTTTGCTTATCATCTTGGGAATCTCTTCCGGTAACTGATACAGAAGTGGGAAAGTAACGTTTCAGTTGGTCTACAACCTCATGAAGAGAACAAAAGAGGATTATTTTCTTTCCATTCTCCCGGAAGTCTTTCACAAATTCAATAACATCGCGTACTTTTCCACGTGCGGAGATCTGCCGAAGAATATTGATACGTACCATGACTTCACCACGCAAAGCCTTTTCAATCTTTTCATCATCGGCATCCTTATATTTCTGTAGATACATAATAAGGTCACGTTCGGCATCTACGTACTCCTTACGATTAGTAATTTCACATGTGTTTACTTGACGTATTTTATCTGGAAGATCTGTAAGAACTAGTGACTTTTCACGTCGAAACATACAGTATTTCCATAGGTTGAAATTTAATTCTTTCAAATTTGACGCTTCTCTTTGACCGGAACAGTATCGGTTAACAAAAGGCTTATAACCTCCAAAATCTTCCATACGATTCAATATTGCTAGCTGTGGAATCAGGTCTTTTGGCCTGTTGACAACTGGGGTTCCAGTCAATTCGATAATCCATTCTTTGCCGGTGCATATCCCTTTACAGAATTTAGCCTGCTGGGTAGATGCAGATTTACAACGATGACTCTCATCAATGATAACTGATTTGAATAAGTTGATTGAGTTTCTAAATTCTACATCTCGTAGCGTCCAGCCTTCGGACTTCTTTATACGTTGTACAAAGTACTTTTTTAAAGACTCATAATTGACTATAAATACCTGATGCATTCCTGTTTGAAAGAAAAAAGTCCAAGTATCACGTACTTTATCAGTTAAGATCATTGCTTTTTTGTCCGTAAACTTCTCCCATTCACGCATCCAGTTTATTTTTAATGAAGAAGGACAAATAACAAGACAAGGAAAAGCACCAGCGATATTAATTGTTGCAATACTCTGCAATGTCTTACCGAGTCCCGGTTCATCACAGTTCATAAACCGTTTTAATTCTAATCCTCGAGCAATGCCTTTAAGTTGATAAGGATAAGGTTGAATTTTAAGATTATGAGGAATGACCAGCTCCGGAAGTTCCGGAATATCGTAAACAGCTTCTTCTTCCCTTTTTTCATTGCCACTAAGCCAGTTTATATTCTCAAATTGCTGTATTTGATAAATCATCCTTTCAAGATCAACTCTACTCCTAGTCGGAATAATCCAAACTTTTCGGGTACCGTCAAAACGTCTTCCAGGAATCTGCCTGATCCGATCTACGATAGAAGGTTTATATTTGAAAGATAATTCAAAATTATCTCCTTTTAATTCGATATTCATGATTTAGAGTATTTTGTAGGGGGAATTATCCCCCTATAGTGATTGGTGTTATGCAGTTGCATCTAAAGGAGCTGGAGCTTCTATTTGCTTCTTTCGCCCTCTTTTTTTAGGTTTATCTTCAATTATAACGGCTTCTTCCGGTTCGTCTGTATCAAAATCAAGACGTTCCTGTCTGACTCCCCATTTCTCTTCAAACAGATAACTCTCAACTTCTGCGTCACAAGCTGCCGCATCAATGCTCAATTCTTCATAGTAAGGATAGTCTGCATCAAGGAGAGGAACGAAGATTTTCAGATCAACAACTTTGCCGGACTGAAGTAATTTAGCTCCCATAATAGTAATTCCAGACACACCATCGACGCTATCGTTTGCATAGCCGGTTATGATGTAATTTTCAAGAATCTCTGAATAGCCAGGAGACGTAAAACTATCCTTATTAATATTGGCAGCTTCCGGCTGTTCGCATAATACGACAAGATGTAATTTAAGACGATTAAATGTCTCTCTTAAGTCACTATGAATGATCTGATCGCAGTTCTTGCTAATTACATTCGTGTAGTTTGCTTCCGAAAAACGTTCATTGTACACTACATTCAAGCGGTCCTTTTTAATAATCGCTTTCTTGATTTCATTTTTTGCTTGTTCCATAATCTTCTTTAGTTGATAAAGTGATAATACTAAACGTTGATACAACTCCCATTACGGCAGCCGTAGTTATTTCTCTAGTTGTAGCATCTTCTCTTTGAGAGAAAGATAATGCCGTAAACAGGCCGATAACGGATATTCCGATTGTGACTCTTCTTAGATTTTTCATGATAATTACTTTTTGTTGTTAAACATTCCGGACATTTGCATTTCTGCCTTAGCTTTACTTATTACAGTTACACACCACGATAATTGATGTGTTGCCGTCCGATTGCAACGTTCGCACCAATCAACTAAGTATCTCTCTTCCCGACATAAAGAATTGACTAGAGCATTTATCGCTGTCGCTGTTGCTTTCGCACTTTTTGCCGTGTCTACAAGCGTCTGCATGACCTCGGATTTCATTGCCTCATTGAGCCAATATTTTGAATCTGCGAGCAATTTTCCGGAGCGGGCAACATATACAGCTAAATCATTACCGCGTTGTACAGCTTCTGCTACATCTTCGCTCATAGTTATATTAAGGAATGAATCTATATTGGTTAATTCGGCCAATATTTGTTCTTTTGATGTAATAAGTAAATTCATATTGTTTTATGGTAAAATATAATCAGACCATTAATTGCCACCACTTAAAAGCAAGGTCCTCGTATTTCTCTTTTCCTCTGATGTATGAAGGGTGTTTCCGGTCGGTGATAAAATGCTTGAAGATTCTACAATTCTTCTTGCTGATAGCATAAATAAAATCTTGTTTGCTACCGGCTATATCCATATACCATGCCCGGGACCGGTCCCAGTCAAAGAAATCTATCGCTTCATCAAATTGTGTTTGGGACTCTGCGAAGGTCGTTTTTAAATCACCTCCAAAGTTGAAAGAAGACAACCACCAATCCCATTTACACCGTGTATCGAGATGATAAACAAAGTTCCCATAAAAGAACTCTTGTTGTTTATTAACCATAAACTTTTGTGTATCGGACTGTGCTAAAACGACAGCTAGAAATTGATCCTTTTCTGCTTCTTTCCGGAGAGCCTTACGCATTTCAAGCCCTAGTTCAAATTCGTCTTTCGTATACACGTAATCGTCTACCATTAACTTGTCATATCTTACACGCTCGTTTTCTGTAATAAGAGCATCTACAAGAGTTCCAAACTTGAATGCCTTCTCTTTATCCCCGTATTGAGCACGGGGATAAAGATAGTTCTTAAGCTCTGTCAGATCTGAATTGCTGACCTCCGGACGAGAGTAATATGAATCAGGATTTGACATGGCTATTTGGCTTTTACATCTGCTTCATATCGGATGAATTTTGATTCGATATGCTTTTGATCTTTACCGTTCGCCTGCTTCTCGCAATAAGTAATCATCTTTTTAAAGATTTTCTCCAGTTCTTCAACAGGCAACGTTTGACCTTCGTTTATCCACCACATCTGGAATATTTCTAAATATCCCTGCTGATGAAGTACAACAATCTTTTCTTTCACCTTGGCGTTAGTCGGTGGAGGAGCAATAGAAGCGGCAGCTTCCATAAAAAGACTACCAATAGAGCTTTGTTGTGCCTTCAGTGCAGCCTCTTGTTTTGCTGCTTCTTCCTCCTTTTTCAACTCTTCCATTCTTTTGGCTGCAGCTTCTTTTTCACGTTGTTTACGCAATTCTTCCGCTTTGGCAGCTTCCTCTGCATTAGCGAGACGAAGTTGTTCCAGTTCTGCAAGTTCCTTGCGTTTAGAGGGAACACGGTCGGTAAGGTCTTGCTTAACGCTTACAATCTTTGCCTTATACTGTTGAGCGTATTGCTCATATTTGCCCTCTAGAACTTCTCGGCGAATCTCCTGTTTTGTTTCTTGACTAATATAGTAAGTCGCAGAATCCGCACTAAACTTATCAAAATGAGATTTGGGATAATCGGTCTGAAAAACTGTGATTCCTATAACTTCACGATCGAAGTTTTCATAAGTCAAGTTGGAAAATATTCCCTGCAATTCAGAAACTTTACTTGAAAGATATTGGTTGAAATAAGAAAGAAGGCTATCCCCTATTATCTGTCGATAGTTTGCTTTCTCTGTTTCAATTCTAGCTCTCTGTTCCGCTTCTCTCTTTCTTTTCTGTTCTTCTTCGTATTTAAACTTGGCATACTCATTGCGCTTTATCACAAGCTTTCCGGGAATTGTTGAAGGATCCTTAGGATCAATTTGTTTTTCTTGGGAGGTGAAAAAGGAACGTATTCTATCAAATATCTGCGTAATAGGTTTACGACGTTCATCCATATTTTTGAGTGTATTATTTACCTTCCTCAAGTAGTCGGATGCAGCTTGATCTATCGTTTCATTCATACCTTCTCCTTCGATAGTGTCAAGGAGAGCTTGCCCGGCTTCATTACACTTTTTGACAGAATTTGTATTCTTCCCCATTATATCTGGAAAAGATGACAGAATATTTTTTGCTTCGTCTATTTTGATTAACTCTGTTGCCATATTATTTATTTTAATCGGTTAGTAAGTATTAGAATCCACCGTCTTCATCATCATCGGAGACTGGCACCTGTACAGGTTCTGGAGCTTCCAGTTGTTTTTCTTCACCGAAAGGAATATTAGGATTATCCACAGCCTGAACGGGTTCATTAACCTTGTCTTCATCCACCAAGCCATAGTCGATAATTTCTTCCTCTTCTTGATCAGAAGCCATTATAGTAAACTTACCTGTACGAACCTTAGGATAAGCATCAAACGCATGTTTGATCATCTTATTCTCAAGGAACCCAGGGTCAATGCTTCCATTATTCGAAGTATAAAGTGCATTGGCTTTACCCAATTCACGTCTTTTAGTTTGATCGTTCCACTTCGAATTTGCTTTTTCACTATAATGTTTCAATCGTTCGATATCACCTTCCATTAACCATTGATAATCTACCGAGTTGTCATTTCGTACAATACGAATGAATGCAGCAATAACTTTGGTTGAAGTACGGGGGCATTGTGCTTCATACTCGATATTCTTTATACCATTAACTAAGGATGCTTTAAAATGATCTCCCTCATATACAACGACTGGATTATCCGCATACTTGATTTGCCCGGCACGCATACGCATTGTCAGTTCGCCATACCCTGTAACTGAAACATAGGCACGTTTTTCATAAATATCATATCCTTGTGCGTTCTTGTGTCCGGTTTTACTGCTTCTGCTAAGTATATAGCAAAGTGGATGTCCTGTTTGATCTAATGTAAGACCGTTGACTGCTATATCAAGAAAACAGCCATATAGAGACATCTTTGTCGAATCTGCCAAATCAGGATTATCACGGAGAAGTTTTTGAAAGTTGAATACTTCTTTATGATACATTTGCTCACCTTTATCTGTTCCCCAGATAGCATTGTACATTTGAACGAATTTTGCCTGTACATTTTCACTTTCGACAATTTTCGTTGCTGGAAGCGCATTTAGCTCTTCCACTTTTACTTCAATAATTTTACTCATAATTGTTTAAATATTAGCATTTTATTAATCTCCTTGATATACTCCACGTCTATATTCCTCCATTAAAAGAATATCTTCGGCCGTGGGCTCTATGCTTATATCTTTTTTATCAGGTTTAATCTCTACAGGAGTAGGAACATAGTTCTTTTTCTGTTCTTCTCTTTCTGCAATCTGCTTTCCGATACTATCTTGCAGAGCCTGTAATACTTCTGATGATTTCGGTATATATCTCATACAGCGATCTGCATTAGTTGTTTGATAATGTTATCTGGAACTTTATTATGCAAATCCATCATTGCACTGGCTGTTTCCAATTCGGATCGTTTCACATAATATTTTCCTCTTTCCTTATTATTTGCCGGATAAAACTTAATCCAGGCTTTTTCGCGCCACTCTTTTATTAGGCGTTTTCCGTATATTTCTTCCGCTTGTGATATTGTTACTACTTCGGGGAGTAGTCCCAGCATCGTAAGCGTTTGCACCGTCCCAATTTTAATGCATCGGGCGACCATCATTTCGAAGCAATTTTCCATAATCTCTAATTAGGCTGTTTCCTATACTTTTGAATGGTGTTGAGCTGATTTTATTACTGAAACACATCTGCATCTCTATGCTATGCTGCCTGATTAATATTGATTAGAGTTCATATACTTCTTCTATTTTATTTCTTCGTATTCTTGCCCGTCGACTCCGGTTAAGATCGTTGTTGCAGTCAAATGCAATCTGAAAGGCAATAATTCCAAGAAACGAAAGAGCTACGATTGTTTTCTGCAATTGCTGGAAATCAATATTTAGAGCAAATGCTCTATTAGCCCACCAACTGCCTAATTCATTCAGTTTACTTGTTCCTGTCTTTTTGTAAGCTCTATCCAGTATTACGTTTACCGTCCCGTATGCAATATTCAAGAGATCCGCAATCTCTTTCTTTGCTTTACCACAAAAAGCGAGGCCAGCAATCTGATTTTCGCGCTTCGTTAGTTTAGCGTCAGCTTGCAGTTCCATGATGCAAAGTCTCTAGTTCGGCGGCAGCTTTGGAGACTCCTTTAGTAGCTTCCAAGGCTTCATTAGCCATTCTTACAGCGACATTCAATACTTTTGCTTTGTAGGTTGAGCGAGCAGAAGCCGGCTTATTATTGAGGATATTGTGCACTGTACCCTGTGAGCATCCTACTTCTTTCGCTATCTGCTTTTCGTATCCGTAAGGCAGATTTGCTTTGATAGTTTCTAATTGATTTTCCATATACATTATTATATTTATAGTTTCTAGTTCCCGGAAAGGCGGTCAAACCCGTCCGGGATTATATAGCTTATTCTTCCGTTTCTTTGTCAGTGAATGAATACTCTTCTTCTGCAATTCCGAAAGAAGAAAACAGTTCACGAATTTCATCTTTCAGTTCTTCGTCACCATCACACTCATATCCATCATTCATATCATAAGTTGGTAGTTCCCAAACATTGGTACTTGTTTGGTTCAGTTCTGTACGCAGCAAACTATATCTAATTGCATCCTTTGCCTTACTTGCTTCCTGTAATGAAACTTCTAGAATTGTCTTCATTTTCTTATTTTATTTATAAATGTAATCAGGTGAATTTTTATATCCATCAAACGAAATTCCAAACGCATCAAAATCACTCTCGCTTGCTAGTCTGATTTCATTCGGATTGTTGATCTGGAAATTGTTCTGCAAATTGGTTGTACCAATAGCTCCTTTCAGAGGTGAAGAATGTAGTATTTGAACTGAATCAGGCAATTCTGGTAGAATATACCCAAGCGTATGTTCTTTGTAAACCACTAATTTTATTTTTTCTGTCTTTACCATATCTATATATCGATTTAGAGTAAATAATCTATTTTGTTAACTTTATTGCCCTTTTATTTTGGCGTTATCATTGTTTTGCGTTAACTTTATAGTGCAAATATAGAATTAAAATCTACACATGTAGATATTTGCATAGATAAACAATCTATATATTAAGAAAATTTAGGATTTAATGAAAGAAACAGTTAGAGATAGGCTACTCCAATTCATAAACGAATTAGGCATAAGCACAAGAATGTTCGAGCAGAATTGTGGTTTAAGCAATGGATTTGTCCGAAACACAGGAGACTCTATAAGACGGAACAATTTAGAGAAAATATCTACAATCTACCCAGATTTGAATACAACCTGGCTATTGACTGGCGACGGAAATAAACTAAATTCTTCTGCGAAATCTATCACTTCTATTTCCTCTGAAATGCCTGCACCAAGCAAACAATCATCCAAAGGAATACCTTATTTTGACGTTGATGTTACTATGGGATATGATGAACTTCCCAACGATCAGACTAATATTCCTAATTACTATTTGCATATACCTGCATTTCAGAATTGTGATTGTGCGGTACCAGCTTATGGACGTTCTATGATTCCAGACATAAATGATGGTTCTATTATAGCCATTAAGGAAGTCAGTTTAGATAGTGTTCTTCCTGGAGAGGCATACCTTATTATAACAGATGAATACAGAACTGTGAAGTACATCCGTAACTGCAAGGATAATCCCAACAAGTGGCGCTTAGTCCCAAAGAACCTAGAAGAGTTCGATGAGATGGTAATAGACAAAGCTAAGATACTCCGGGTATTTCTCGTTAAGGGAGTAATCACAAACAAAATATTATAATATAAAGCACAAATATTATGGCTTCAATTCCTGATTTTAATTATAACAACGTGCTCCCTCCTCATTTAGGGAATCCCACAGATACTAGTAAAATATCACCATATAAAACAGATATTATGGAATTCTGTAAAAAGTTTGCAACATCATCTGAAAGAATAGAGATTTTAAAAGGATTTATCTATTTTAGATTAGAGGCATGTAAAAAGAATATAGTAAATGGATTCCAATGGATTGATGGGAGTTTTACAGAGAATATTGAAGCGTCAGAAAAAAGAGCTCCACATGATATTGATGTGGTGAGTTTTATATCACAGATATCTCCTCAACTCGAGCAAGATATAATTATTAAATTTCCAGCATTTGCATCTCCTTCTCTTTCAAAAAGCCAATATCATGTAGACCATTATCTTGTGATATTTGACCAGAATCCTTTAATGACTGTCCAAATGACCAAATATTGGATTCAATTGTTTAGTCATAATAGGGCTGGGGTATGGAAAGGTATGATTGAGTTACCATTGTACAATACCCTTGATTCAGATAATGAAGCCTTAAACTTTTTAAATTCACTATGATTATGGGAAATCATTCAAAAAAAGAGTGGCTTCAGTGGCAATTAACTGAAACACAACAATTATTAGAAGTTTCTAAGGATAGTCTATTAATGAAAGTATCCTTAGAAAATCGTATAGAGGAAATAAAAAGACAACTAAAGGAATTAGAAGAACATTCTGTAGAAGCAAAGATTAGTTTACTATTTGCGGGAAATGCAGTTTTGGGTTCTATGGGAATAAAGTCTTCATTCGCTAGCAAAACAATGAGTTCAATACAAGGTATGATAAAGACCCAAATAGTTTATGATGCTTATGGAGAAGAACGCATAGGAAAAAGAGGTAAATTGGGTAAAACTAAAATGGGAGAAATGTTTCTAACAGGTTTACCTCAAGGTTCATTTGGTTTTGAACTCTCTTTAATGAATAATGAAGACCTTTTTGCAGAAGATTATGCAGCTAATTCTATTAAGGAAGTCATGGATATTATCCAAGCTACAGCTACTGACCAAGAACAGTATGAGAAATTAGTTTCCAATCATCCTAGCAGAATGTTTACTTATTTAAAAGATTTCTTCAAGGAGTTAGCGTCAGAAAATAGTATGCTAAAAATGGAATCGGGTAGCCATTATGTGGAATTAAGTGTAGATGATAATATGACAGGGTACGCAAGGACTACATCAACACATTGTCAAGAAAACAACATAAGAATAAATGGTGTTTTCAAAGGAGCATTTGTTGAATCTGGTAAATTTGAATTTTTGGATGAAGATGGCAACATAAAACATGGTAAAATAAGTGAAGATATTGATGAGGATATGATTGTAGAATATATTAGAAGATATTCTAATGAAAATTGTACCATGATGATTCTTGAGCGCAATTTTACTTTTAAAGATGGAAGGAAAAGTACTAGTTATGAGTTAATTGATATTCAAAAAGGAAATAGACTAATATCAGATAACAATTAG